GTCGATGTAGGCGATGTGGTGGCCGGTGTTGAGTTGTTGGGTGGCTGCGGTGAGGGCGATCCATGTTTTTCCGGAGGCGGATTCGCCGAAGATCATGTTGAGTCGTCCGGGGTAGAGGAGGTGGGTTCCGTCGGTGCGTTGGAGGATGGTGGGTTGGAGGGGTTCGTGGGTGCCGGTGAAGTAGGGGGTGAGGTCGATGGGGGTCCAGGTGGAGGTGGTGTCGGGGTCGTCTGGGGTGGGTTCCTGCGCTGTCTGGAGGGCTTCTGAGGGGGGTTGGGTGGGGATGTGGGGTGTGGGTGCGGGGGTGAGGTTTGGGAGGCGGAGAGAGGCTGTGAGTGCCCGGTAGTCGCCTCCGTGGTTGCGGTGGGCGGTGTAGGCGAACCGGGTGTAGTTCCCTTCGGGGAGCCACGGGATCGAGGTGGTGAAAACGTGGAGGAAGTCTTTGCCGTTGTGGCCGGTGGTTGCGCTGGTGCCTTCGTTGGGGTGTTTGCCGGGTCGGGTCCAGTGGGTGACGCCGTCGCGGTCGGTGTGGGTGGCGGTCCAGCCGTCGGCGGTGAGGAGCTGCGCCCAGGTGGTTTCGGTGTTGTATCGGTCGGCGGGTGAGTCGGTGGGTGCGAGGAAGGGGTCGCGGGTGGGGGGTGGTGCGGGGTAGGTGGCGACGGGTGGTGGGGGGTTGAGGAGGGTTTCGAGCCAGTGGGGTGCGGGGGCGATGTGGTGTTGCCAGGGTGCGCGTCCGGTGGCCCAGGTGTAGGGGCGGTGTGTGGTGGGGTGGAGGGTGGGTGGGGCGAGGACTTGTCCGCCGTCGCCGCGGAGGTCGATGCCGGGGCCGAGTTTGGTGCCGGCGTTGTTGCGGATTTGGAGGTTGGTGCGGAGGTAGATGTGTTGTCCGCCGGAGCCGGTGTTGCAGGTGACGGTGTCAGGCAGCGGGCCGTGTTTGGTGGTGAGTTGGTTGAGGGTGGTGTAGCCGTCTGCGCCGTGGGTGTCGATGTCGAGGACGATGATCCCGTTGCCGGTGGCGATGCCGATTCCGTGGTTGCGGTACAGCTGGGTGTACCAGCGGTGGATGATGTCGGGGTTGGTGGTGGCTTTGTTGGGCCAGTCGGGGATGCCGGGGTGTTTCGCGCCGGGTTTGATCGGGAGGACGCGGAGGTTGCAGTTGGCGAGTTGGAGGGCTGCGTCGAGGTGGTTGGTGGGTGCGACGGGTTCAGGCATGGTCACGGGCGGTTCTTTCTCATGAGGTTCGGGGTGATGGTGTTGTGCCATTCCTCGTGGCATTGACGGCACAATGGGTCGGTCAGATCAACCCAGGCGTCGTGGGTGTTTCTGGTTTGCATGGCTCGAGGCCACCAATGGTGCAGCTCGACGCGCTGGTGGTTGCCGCACACTCGGCATGGGTCGCTGCATCGTTCGCAACCTGATCCGGCACAGTTTCTGCATGAGTCGTTGCCGATAAGCGGGATGTTTGCGAATTGTTCGTCGCTGAACAGTTTGCGGATTGATTCGCGGGCGATTGGGTTTCCACGGTGTGTCTTGCCGCATTTGACGCAGCGCGGGACGAGAGCTTCGGAGCCGTTCCGGTTGATGAACCTAACAACCGTCGCGATCAACTCTTCCGATCCACAGCAAGGTATCGCCACCGCGATCTTTGGCATGGTCATGGTCAGATGGTGTTGTCGTTGATCGGCTTTGTTCCGTGCGCGATGGCTTGCAGGTTTGCCATTCTGACGGTGACTGCGTCGGTGAAATCATCCATCGTTTCGTAAATCTCCACGTCCATGTTGAGTAGTTCGACCAGTCGAGTCACTTTCTTCTGTCCAGAAAGTGCTTGCTCAATTTCGTCCAGTAGACGCTGCGCTTGCTTGCGGTTCATGATGGTCACACGGTGAGGTAGGCGAGGCCGTGGGTGGTGGGGATGTGTTTCCACCCGTATCCGGTGAGGGCTGCGGCGACGTTGGGGTATTTGGCGTCGTGGACGTAGATACGACCTCCGACCATGACACGTTCCCATGCGGCGAGGATGTCGCGGTTCGTGGATTCCGTGGAATGGTCGCCGTCGATGAAGGCCATGGTGAACACAACGGTGGTTGGGATGTCGTCGAGGGTGGCGATGTGGAGGACGTCGTCGGGGAAGGTTGGGGCGATCGTTTCGGCGACCCACGGGTCGGGGTCGACGGTGATCACTGTTTGTGCGCTGACTGCCATGGCGCGGGTGGAGACACCAAGGCCGGTGCCGATCTCCAGGACGATTTGTCCGCGGGCGGCTTCGGTGAGGATGTCGATTTCGTCGTCGGCGATGGAGATGCGGGGTTTGCCGGTGGTGGGTTCGCCGGGGTCGTCGGTGCGGCGGATGGAGCCGCCGTTGAGGTGTTCGATGTTCATTAGTTGTTTCTCCAGTGTTGGTTGAGGTTGCGGAACAGGTAGTCGTTGTTGATGTGTTCTTCGAGTGCGTTGAGGCGTTGGTGGAGCCTCCAGACGGACAGGTTGAGGAGGGTGACGCAGGCGAGGAGGACGATGGTCATTTGGCGTGCCAGTAGTCGTTGCCCCAGATGAGGTAGGGGTGGTATCCGAGTTTGCAGGCGGCCTGGTCGGCAGCTCGAAGGTTCAACCCTTCCCGTCTCCACCTAACCATGGTTACCCGTGTCACACCCATCCGCTCGGCGCTGGTGGCGTCGTCGATGTGGTCGATCGCGGCCAACAGGGGTCGGATGGACAGTTTGCCGGGGGCCAACTGGGATTCGGGGGCGGTGCGTTTGATCAGGTGCCGGTTTTTGCGGTACCAGCGCATGTAGTCACGGTTCGCCTGGGTGCAACCTTTACAGCGGCAACCTTCTGCGTACCTGCCATGGGACGGGGTGTGGTTGTCGGTGTTGCTGCGACGATGTTTGGTCGCCTGTGAGTATTGGCGGTTGGCTTCGGTGCAGCCGGCGCACCGGCATCCGCGGGTGTAGTTGCTACGCGAGGGGGTGTGGTTGTTCACAGGCAGCACCTTCCGGAGCAGTTGTACCGTTCGCAGGCGGGGCAGCGGTCTTCGTCCTCGTCGTCGATCTCCAGCTCGGCGCGACGCTCGGCTTCGGCGACGAATGCGTCCTCGGCCCGGTTCACGTCAGCCCACAGTTCCAGATCCGGGTCACGCATCGCGGGCCTCCTCTAAAAACTGTTGCATCAACTGCTCGGACGAGTACACCGAATACTGACCGTGCCTAGACAGTTCGTTGACGGCGAGAGCCAAAGCGGCTCGCAGGCGTTCCATCTCGTTCAGCGTGTTTGTTTTTTGAACCTCGTGGATAATGGTCTGTTCTGCTATCTGTGTCCGTAGTCGTTCTATCTCATCAGCGGCTTCGGATACCTTGTCAAGCCAAGAATGGCAGTCGCAGGCGCACTCTATTACGCGCCCCTCCATGAACGGAATTGGATTGCCGTCTTCATCGGAACATCCCCATTCTGCACAGGTGTAACACTCTGCCGGCATCCCTGCTCGCAGTCGGGTCACAATGTCGTCAGACACGGTCGGCCTCCTCCGGTCGATCGGCGAGGGCCATGGCGGCGAGGAGGGCGGCGGTGTCAGGTTCACCGTCCTTGTGGGCTTGGACGATCCGCTCGAGCAGGTCGTACAGGCGGTGCCGATCCGCTTGTAGCTCACGGATGTAGATGGCGGTTTCGCCGTACGAGTGTTGGTGTGCCTCGAAGTAGGCGGGCAACGGTTTCATGTTTTTCCCCTTTGTTGTGGTGGACGGTTACCGGTAGTTGTCAGCTAACCAGTTCATGTACGCATCTTTGACGCGACGCACCCTAGCGGGATCGTCGATGCACAATGCGGTGAAGAGTTCTTCGGCGTGGCGGGACAGTTCACGGTACTGGTCGATCAGTTCGAGTTGGTGGTGGTACATCTGCAACGCAAGCGACCCGCAGCATGGGGACATTTCTTCGGTGATGGCCATCACCTCGTTGATCTGCTGGATCGACATCACTTCTCCACGTTCTCATGTTGTTGGCATAGACGGCTCCGTAGCCGATTGCCATGAGGATGAACCCGTACTGGCGGGTTGTGACGGCGAAGATGATCCACAGGATTTCGTTGGCGAGGTTGACGAGCCATCCCCACCAGATTTTCCTGCCGGCGATCACCATGCCGGTGATTCCGAAGGTAGCCAACACCCATGAGAAGTCCACTAGCGGTTGTCGTTGTTGTTGATGTCGTCGAGTGCTAGGACGGTCGCAGCTGCGATTGCGACACAGACGGCGAACAGTCCCGTTACGACACCGACCGCAAGCGTAATGTTCGCCATTGTTCCGTCGCTGACCGCCGACGCAAACATCATGAAGTAGGAAATCAGCAAGGATTTTCCGGCGACGGCGATAACGGCTTTGTGTGTGTTGTCGTCCACGGTCAGTCGCTGTAGTGGATTTGCTGCAATGCTTCGAGGCGGAGGATTTCGGCTCGTTTCTCGACGAGGAGTTGTTCTGCGCGGTCGGCGCGGTCTTTTTCCTCGGTGAGTCGTTCCCGGAGGACGTCGAGGGTCATGGCTTGTTCTTCGAGGCGTTCCCTCAACATCATCAGTTCTTCGTTGGTGTTCATTTCTTGGACCTTTCCCGCCGCCGATCAAGTTCCTTTTCTAAGGCTTCGATGGTGGCGATGAGGATGTCTTGGTCGGCACCGTAGGCCACGGTGCGACGCAAGAAGTGTACGGCGTTGGCTATGTCTTGTGTTTTCATGTGGCCCCTCCACCCGGACTTGCACCGGGTCGCGCCCTACCTGGACAGCGTGGTTGGCGCGGACATCTTGTTGCCTGGAGGGGTCGCTGCCCCTCCCCACCCCGAAAGGAGAAAGGCGGGAAAGGGTGTGCGACTTGGGGTGACCTACAGGAGGTCGTCGGTGGTGATCGTGGACGCCGGCTTCACCTGGGCCTTGAACAGCTTCGGCGGTGCGTACCCCTTCGAGGTCGGTTCGCCGAGGCCGGTGAACTGAACCGCGACGGTTGCGCCTTCCATGGTGGTGACCCCGGCGGCGGTGGCGGCCTCACGGATCGCCTTCACCATGTTGCCGCGCACCCAGAGGGCTTCGGTGCCGTTGTCGGTTTCGAGGGTGAACACGAACACGTGCTTCGGCTTCCCGTCGGGCCACGTCTTGACGGTGCCGTTCGGGTCGCGGTCCTCGAGCCGCTTCACTTGGGTGATGACCCCTTTGGCGGTGTCGCCGGGGTTGGTGAATTTGATCGCCGGGTTGGAGGCTCCGCCTCCGGCGAGGAATTCGTCGCTCATTGGTTCTCCTGGTTGTTGTTGGTTGGGTTGTTTGCCACCAGCGTGATCGTGCCGGTTTTGGTTTCCTCCAGGTGGAGAAGGCCGGCCTCGAAGGCGTTGGCGGTGTTTTCTACGGCACGAGACTCCGTGATGGTGAATGTGCCGAAGAGCTTGCCGAGCGACGCGGCGGCGTCGTGGTCGGGGAGGGCGTGGGTGATGATGGGGCGGATGATGGTGGCGTCCTCGAATTGGGCGCAGGCGAACAGAGCGAGGATCGCGGCGACCCGCTGTTCACTGGCACGCTTCTTGAGCGACAGGCCGTAGCCGGCACCGTTCGCCTCCGCGAGGACCATGGTGACGATGTTGGTGGCGGCGGGGGTCAGGTTGCGGTGGATCTCCATCACATCCGACACGACCTCGTCGGGAACCAGTTTGGTTGTGTCGACGGGTTGGGCGGATGGGAACGCACCTTTGACCAGTTTGATTGCGTGCTGGTGGGTGGCGGCGTAGTCGGGGTCGGGGAGACCGAACGGGAGATTGTGTTCCCGTTCTACTGACTCGAGCGCGACGAGGATCAGGTTCAGCTCCCGGTGGGTGTGCTGGTGGTTGCCTTTGAAGCCGGGGACACCTTCGGGCCACAGGTGCTTCGTCATGGTGGCGGTGGCGTCGCTGAAGGTGAGGCACACCTTGAGGCGGTCTTTGACCCATTCGATGCGGGCGTCGGATGCGATCTCGTCGATCGGGTCCATCTGGGCGTCCAGTTTCACCACCGCAGGCGCACCCTTCTCCACCGCCTTCACGGCACGGGCGAGCTCGACGATGGGGCGCACAGCGGTGAGGTCGACCCGGTAGATGTCGCACCTACCGTCGCCGGTGGCGGGGATGTGGGCAATCAACGCCTCCGAAGTGTCGACGTCGCCGATCTGGGAGCGTTCCCCGGTTGCGACGTTGTAGCGGACGGCTGTGGCGTACAGGTACAGCTGCACCATGTAGGCGAGTGGGCGGGTGTGGATTTGTTTGCCGGTTTTCTTGTCCAGGGCGACCAGTTTGCCGTCGGAGATGCGGCGGACGAAGTTGTCACCTGATCCGGCTGCTTGGAATTCGTCGTTGACGAGGTGCAGTTCGATCAGGTCGGGGTCGACTTCGTAGCCAAGGGTGGTCAGGGCGGTTTGCCACCCTTGGCCGAAGGGGCGGAAGTTGTCCGGCATTTCGTGGAGGGTGATCTGCCCGGAGTCGAGTTGAGCCAACACTTCGTGGATGGCGGTGCCGATGTTCGCTGCCGATGATGCGCCGGCGTGTTCCATCATGCGGTCGACGATGTCGTCGAGGTGCCGGTCGTCACCAAGTTTGGATTCGGCGGCGGCGCGCAGATCGGGACGATCCAACGACCCTTTCAGGAGGGTGCGGAGCTTCCACTTGGTGAGGCCGAACTGGTTCTCCAGCACCGACCCGTATCCGGAGATCCGGGTGTAGGCGACGGGTTTCCCACCACCAGCGGGGGTGATGAGGGGTCGGCCCCACCGGTCGCGGGTGAAGTCTTGCTGTAGGAATTGGGCGGTCATTTCTGGTTATCTCCCCGTTTGTTTGATCAGTTCAGCCCACAGGTGGGCGGGCAGGACGGCGTACCACTGTCCCACCTCGGTGTGTCCACGTCGCTTCACGATGACGACCCCGGTGTCGGCTTTGCCGTTGTGCATCTCGACAGCAAGTTCGGCGAGGTAGCCGGCGAGGTCGATCCGCTTTTCGTTCTTGACCTCGATCGTGACCCCTGGCAGACCGTCAATGTCGCCGCGATCATCAGTCCAACCGGCACGGACCCGCTCCGCGTGAATGAACCCGACGGAGCGGAGCCATTTGACAACGGCGTTCTCGGCGGCGGTCCCTTTGCGTTTGGATGGGCTGGTCACTTCGGCCTCCTGGATCGGTGCCGATTGTACCCGTACACCTGCACGTCCCGTTCGGTGGGTGTCATGCCTCCCCAGATGCCGTCCCGTTCGTCGTTCGCAAACGCCATTTCCAAACACTGGCGGGCGACCGGACATTTCGCGCAGATTGCCTTGGCTTTCAAGGTTTGCTCCACGGTGATCTTTTCGGGGAAGAACAACGCCATGTTGCCTCGGCAGAGGGCGTCGTTTTGCCACACGGGTCGGCGCAGCTCGATGACGTTGACTGGTTCGGACCAGTGGGAAGCCTGACGGTGACGATTCACGAGGCATCCTGAGACCTGACGGCGCGCATCATCAGTTCGTCGTAAGCGCGTTGACCGTCGCAACGCATACAGCCATGTTCGCAGACCCCGGTGTGGCTGCGGTGCGGCATCCGAAGTTGCACCGCGATGGAGGCCAGTTCACGGTAGGCGTCGAGGAGCCGGTCGAGTTGTTCTTCCCACAGGTCACCGGCCACGGCGATACTCCTTGATGTCGCGGCGGGTGACCCGCCGGTGGTGTTTCTTGGTGCGTCGAGGTTGCACCTCGGGTGCGCCAACGTTCCGCAGGATCCCGAAACCGAGGAGGGACACGATGATCCAGAAGATCGCCCATTGTGCGGGGGTGCCACCGTTGCGGGTTTCCTCACTGATCGCCATGAGGACCATGACACCGAGTATCGCGGTGTAGATCAGGGCTTTTTCCGTGGACCTCATCGCTTTTTCTCCCACTTGATCACGTTCTGGTAACGCACGACATGACCGGTGCGAACGATGACGTAGTCATCAAGATCATCATTGAATCGCCATTCGTGGACGACTCCGGCGCAGTTTCCTGCGTGTTCGTCCATTGCTGCGATGACCCACAGAGCGGCGTGCGTTTGACTTCCGCATCGTGCCCGTGCGACGGGTCGGTTGAGGTCGTAGTTGACCAGGATGGCCTCGTACGGTTCGAGGTGCGTCATGCCGTCACCGCCTTGTTCTGGCGGTGCCAGTTGGCAATGAGGACGGTCATCATGCGGGCGTAATAGCGACGGTTCTCGGTGTTGCCTATGCGATGCGCCTGACGCTGCAGTTCACGAATATTGCGGAGAACCTCGGACGGGTCCGACATGGGTTCGGTGACGGCGTTTGGGTTGCGGTGCTTGTCGAACCGCAGGGCGGAGGTGTTCATCACTTGACCTCGCCGTAGATTTCGCGGTCAAGGACGGTGACGATGGACTGGCCTTCGGTGTCGCCGGTCTCGTCGCGGTGCATGAGGATCTGCGCCCGGAGGGGGTACTTGCCCCACTTGGCGAAGAATGCCCGGTCGTGGTCGGTGAGTTGGTACTTGTTCATTTGGTGACCTCCCTTGGTCACCCATGAAGGTACCCGATCCACCGCCGATGTCAAGCATTTTTTTGCCGTTGCGGGACAACGGTTTCAGCGGAGCCGTGAGGCGGGGAACCGGGCATAGGCGTACCGGGGCACGTTCAGACGCACCTTCAGCTTGAACACCTGGTAGGTGATCCGGGGACGCGGGGTGGCTCGCTCATACCGGGTGGGGTTCAGGGTTCCGTACTTCGAGCCGTTGCGACGCATCTTTATGCAGCCCCAGCCCATCCAGCCTGTCGCGTTCTTCACATAATGCTTTTCGCGGACACGCATCGCCCGACCATCCCACCGCCGGAACTTCGCTTCCCACCCGAACATGGCGATCCGGTTCGCGACCACGATCTGCTGAAGCGGGGTGGCCTTGTCGGGGCGTGGGGCGAATTGTTCCCCGCCCCAGCGTTCCCAGGTGCCCATGCCCTGCTCGGGGAATTTGCGTTGCGTCATGACCCCCAATCCGCCGGCGTATTTGCCGGGGTTCTCCCAATCTTGGCGGGTTTCACAATGGGCGACCTGTTCCCAGAATTTGACGGGTGGGGCACCGTGGGCGCGTTGCCACCGAAACTCCGGCCATGCGGGGTCGGTGCGGGCGATCACCACACCGGAGATCGTGAAGTCCTCGACGGGTGGTGGTTGTTCTGCGACGGTTGCGACGGGGTAGAGGGTGGACAGGGCAATAGCAAGTGTGAGGGTGCGTTTCAGCAAGGGTGCCTCCAGTGTCGGCGAACAGGGTCAGACACTGCGCCGGTGGCGTTCAGTGTCGATCATGGCGAGACAGCCGAGGTATCCGGCTGCGTCAACCAACGAATCTTGGTGGAGTGTCTCCAGGTTCAGGTTGTGTCCCAGTCGGGACAACTTGACTGACACCATGAACAGTACGCCCTGCTCGGCGGTCAACTCCACACCGGTGATGGCACGGAAGATGTCCACGGTGCGGGTGTAGTCGTCCAGCGGGTGACCGTAGGTGTCGTTGCGGTCGTTGGTGATCAGCCGGTGCGCTTCGAGAAGCATTTCAGCTCCGGTGACCGGCTTCACTTGGACCTCGGGTTGAAGGGTATGACCGTGGCCCCAGAAGAAGGGGAGGCCACCGGGGCCACGGCCCGCTCAACACCCGACACCCCCGTCGCTGGGTTCACCTGGGTGGAGCAGAAATGTGTCGGGTGCAGATACAACCCGACGTTCAGAAATACTACTTGACAGTTGACACACCGAACAAACGGCATCCCATCCCCTTTCACTTGTGATTGATGTGGACCCTACCCGTTGTCGGTGGCAGGCTCAAATCGTTGCGCGATCACCTGAACGCGGCGCACCATCGCCGCCGGAATATGAAACGGGTGAATGCCGTCGCCGTCGCTGATCGTCTGCCACACGGTGACATGACCGGCTTTGCCGCCGGGTTGGTCGGCGGGGACCAAGAACCCGGTGGTGTAGATCATCATTTCGCCGTCGTCGTCGTAGTCCTCGAGCGTGTGCCACCCGGTGTTGCCGCAATGCGCGTCCGCCCACTGCACACACACCAAAGGGTACTCGTAGTTCATTGTTCGTCTCCGTCGATGACGTATTTCGTGTCAACCCATGAGTCAACCAGGTCGGCTTGGACTGCGTTGACCATGCCGATCAGCACCCACGGGGCGGAGTCTCCGTCGTGGAGGACGTGGAGGGCGTGTTTGCCGTCTGGGGTCAACCCGGAAATGATAACGATTCCGGCGGTCGGCACGATGTTCGGCCACAGCTCCAACCCGGCCTTCGGCATCAGGTCGTTCGGGGAGATCGGCTGATATTCCCTCACTGGTCCGCCCGGTAGTGTTTGCCGTGCCACATCGCCCACCCGTTGTGGATGGCGATCTGTTCGTAGACGAAGTCGCCGGTGTCCGGGTTGTGGGGGATGACCGCCAAACCTTGCTGCCAATCCTCGTGGCGTACGAGGGGTCGTCCGTCGAGGTCGATGCCGCCTTTGGTGGAGGGGACGGCTCCGTCGATGCGGGCGAGGCATCCGGGGGTGGCGGCGAGGATGGTGCGCGGCCCGTCGTGATCTTCGCGGGTGCGTTCAGCCCATTCGCGGCGATGAATATGACCGTAAATCACTGAGGTCTTTTCGGTGTTGAGGTATTTGTGGGCGGTGGAGCCACCGGAGGCAACTTTGTCGCCGTGGATGACACGCAACCGTTCGGTGATCCAGACGGAGCCGGCGGGGTAACCGGGAACGTAGGTGATCCGGTGATCGTCGAATCGGCACAGGTAGGGGACGGAGAGAACGGGCCAGGAGTCGGGGGTGTTGCCTCGGCGGAGACCGAAGGCGGCTTTGGCGTTGTCAAGGATGTAGTTCGGCAAGCGTTCTTCGTGGTTGCCGGCGAGCCAGTGGATGTCGGCGTTGGGGGCGGCTTGGCGGAGCTGCGCCGCGAGGAGGGTGGCCCGGTCGATCGTCGCCTGCGTCGTCAGGGCGTAGGCGGGGGACAGACGGTATTTGCCGAACTCGGGGAGGTCCAGGTTGTCGCCGACGAGGACCACCTTCGTCGGGTTGGCGGCCTTGACGATCTTGAGGGCCACGGCGATCGCTGCTTCGTCGTGAGTGGCCTCCAGATCGCCTGTAACGCCCCGAAAGTACCCAATCTGCATATCCGGCAGGACGACAGCGTTCGGCCACTCAGAACGGCTTACAACGGCACTGGGAGGGGTTGTGCGGTGGATCGGCCCCGGCTGGACCACAGGCCACTCCGGACCGGATTCCCACGATGGGGAGAACTGGATCGCGGTCAGGTCGTGGACTTCAGCCTCACCCTCATCGTTCTTTGTGAGGGACTGGTACAGCGATACCCGTTGGACCCTGCCGATTTCGTCCAGGTCGATGCCGTTCCGCTCGAGCATCTCGGCGATCCGCCCCAACGCCTCCCTGCGCCCCTGGGTGGTTTGGGCGGAGGTGGCGGCGATGTCGTCAGCGAGGCTCACAGTTGCACAGCCTACGCCGGTGCCGTGACACCGCTTCCGGTCTCACAACGAAACCCCTAGCGGTCAACACTTTTGCGATCACCGTCCCTTGAATATCAGGGCGGTCCAACGCCACGATCAGCTCCGCACGATCCTTCGCATCCAGTTTGTCCAATGTGAGTCCGACGGTGCAGTGCGGCCCTTTCCGGACATGGCTGTTCTCAATGTCGTCTAGTAGTCCCACGGTTCCTCCCCCGATCCGGTTGTCCACAGGCTAACCCTGTGAGTAACAGGTCAGCCCTCGAACGGCTCCGGCTCCGGTGACGGCGGCGGATCAGAAGGTGCCCCGAGGCCGTCAGGATAGGTGGCGGCGATGTCGTCGGCGACCCACGCGCGCCAGTCGTCATCGGCCACCTCGACAACGCTGGTGTACGCCGTGGTCCACTGGGCGGCCTCGTCGATTTCGCCCGTGGCAGCGTTACGGCCCGGATGGGGGATGCCCAACCCGACACAAACCATGTGATGCCACGCGGTAAACGCCGACAAAGTTGCCCATGAGTACCACATCAGAGGGTCGCCCATTTCTGTTGCAAATAACCGGTGACAAGGTTCCGCTCGTTATCAGACAGCGACCGACCGTAAATGACGATTTCTGCGATGAACCCATTCAAGACTTCACCGTTTGTGACGTGGGAACCGACCAAAAACGGTGTGCTGTTGGGATATGTAACTGTTGCACCAGCAGCGTCGCTGTTGAAACTGGTGTTGTTCCAGGAGTTGCCAAGGCCGGTGTCGAGGACGAAGCATCGTGCGCGGGTTGTTGGTATTGGGCCGAACCCTGCAATATCGGTGCCGTCAATACGGGTCGAAAAGATATTTGTGCTGCCATGAAACACAACCCAACGCCAAAATGGGGTGGTATGCGTCAATGCATGGCTAACACCACAAATGGTTCGACCTGCGCTACCTGAACGTGCAACCGCAAAAACGGTCAAAGTGCCTAGCTGTAGCGCACCGTTGCTGGTACGCAGATTGTCGTTTGACCCATCAAACGAGATGACATTCAACCCATTCTGAGTTGTGCTGCCCGTCGTCGGCTGGTTGGCCGCAACACCCTGTGTGACGTGCCGAGCGTTGCCTGACTTGTCATCCCACTGGCTCACGGCAGCAGGAGAACCTGACGACGTAATAGTCGAGGTGTCAGAAGCATCCAACCAAAGTTCCAAATCGAGCAAATCACTAGGTTGGAAATCGCGCAACATGACATTCAGGGCACCGCCCGGTTCGGTGTCCTTAGGGTCAGGCACCCAAGTGTTCACCTGATTCGCCGTGCGGGTCCGGTTGCCGTACCGCATTAGGCGATCCGGTTGACGTACCCGTGGACCGTCACCACGTTCGCTGAGGCGCAGAACGCGGTCACCACCAGCGGGGTCGCGTTGCCTTTGATGAGCAAACCGGGGGCGACAAGGGTGAGGCCGGATTCGGCGGGGATCGTCAGCTCGATCAAGTCATCCGGAGAGGAGGTGCCGCCCCACTCGATCGTCAACTTCCGCGCGGTGGTGTCGGTGTTCGTGGCGTACAGCCAGATTTCGTCGATCGTCGTGGCGGTTGCGGACCCGGTGTGGATCGTCGTGCCCGGTGTGCCGGTGGCGGCAACCTTGATGGCGCGACCGTCGGTGGACCCGGAAAGAACCAATTTGGAGAATGCAGCCATAAGAACCTACCCGAAAACCTGACCGGCCAAGATTACTTGATCGTCCTCCCACACCGACCCCCACTCAACCGCATAGTCAGTCCCCGAGGTCTTGCGAAGCACCTGGCCGGTGGTGCCGCCGGTGATCAGCCCTCGATCTCCGGAGGCGGCGGTGCCCGTGGTGGTGCCGTAGAGGACGGTGAGGGTGCGGTCAGCTTCGAGGGTGCCGCCGCCGGTCAGGCCGGTGCCGGCAATGATCTCAATTGACGCTTCCGCCGCCCCAATGTTCGTCGCGGTCAGCGCATCTGATCCGCCGGTGAAATGTGTGGAGGCATGCGCCGTCGGCGTCCTCGCATCCGACAACCGAGCGTCGTCACCCGCCGCAGCCGTCCCCGACGTGGTGCCGTACAACACCGACAAGGTCCGATCAGCTGTCAGGTCACCACCACCGGCCAGGCCGGTGCCGGCAATGACCTGGCGTCCCTCGGGCACCGCACCGATGTTCGTGGCGTTGATCGGATCGGACCCGCCGGTGAAATGGGTTGAGGCGTGCGCCGTCGGCGTCCTCGCATCACTGAGGCGGGCGTCGTCACCTTGAGCTGCCGTCCCAGCCGTCGTCCCGTACAGCACCGTGAACGTGCGGTTGGCCTCGAGCGTCCCACCACCCGACAACCCCGTCCCCGCGATCATCTGCGTTGTTGCCTCCGCCGCGCCGATGTTCGTCGCCGTCAACGGATCACTGCCACCCGTGTGGTGCGTGGTCGCGTGCGCCAACGGGGTCCGCGCATCCGACAACCGCACATCATCACCCTGCGCCGCCGTGCCCGCCGTCGTCCCATACAACACCGACAACGTGCGATCCGTAGACAGATCCCCGCCACCAGCCAACCCAGTCCCCGACGCCACCTGACGTGTAGTTGGCACCACACCAGACACATTCGATACGGACAGCGACACGTTCTCAAACACACCGACGGTGCCGTTGTAAATCAACGCCTGACCGTTCGTCAGGTTCGTCAACCGAACCCGCTCATCATCACCCAAATCCGACCCATAGGTAGGCCGAACAAAGATCGCCCCGTTCGCCGTGTTCCGCGACAACACAATCGCCACGATCGTCCGCGAGTTCGGAGCCGCAGGCTCCACCTTCGTCAACCCACCCGGAACAGCCGGATCAGCCCACAAAATATCCCCAGGGTTCCAATCCGGGGTCTGGGTGTCCAAGCGGCGCACCCGACCGAAATGCACCACAAACCCCTCAGCGTCCGCCTCAATCTCCTCAGCAACCACACCCATGATGTATTGCGACGGCACCGACCCGTCCGCGACAGCCTTCGTGACACTGATCTTGCCGGAGCTGCCCGACGGGGTAGTCGCCATCACCAACGTCCCCTTCGTCAACGTCACCCCGGAGGCGTTCTTCACCCGGTAGTAGATGTCCTGCCCGATGTGCATCGTGACGAGATCGTCACCGTTGGACAGGACCGCATCGAAGGTGCCGAACTCGGCGTCCCACGCAATCTCACCCGGAGCGGTCAAATCCTCCTCAGCCGCGACATCGAACGTCAACTTGTCCAGGGTGATCTCATCAGTCCACGACACGTCATAGTCAGCCGAGGAATCCTTGACGATCAGCTGACCGGCAACGCCACCTTCGGGGAACCCCGGCCCGACCGGACCCTGCGGACCAGGTGCGGTGATCTCCACCGTCGTTCCGTCACCGGTGATCGTCACACGGGCGGCCTTGTCCTCCACCACAAGGGTGCTGACGGTTTCGTCAACGGTCACCTTCGAGTTGGTCTCATTGACCTGAAAACTCACTTCGTCACTTCTCCGCTCACCACGAATGTGCCCTGGAGGAGCCGGGTGACGGTGACACCACCGGACGACAGCATTTCGAGGTCGTACACGTACTGGCCTTCGGGGACCGTCATGTCACCCGCCGACACCGACAGGGTGACCGTCCCGGCGGTACCACCCAACAGAATCCGCCCATTGTCGGTCGTCAACGACAGTGTCGCCGTCTCATCCGTGTTGTCGATCGTGGGACGGACCTGCATCCGCGCCGAATACCCGCTGAGATCAACAAGGGCGTCGCTCGAGTCACGCCACGTGATCGTCCGTGCAAACGTTGCGCCTTCCTCAGCGAGAATGTTGTAAATACCTGCACTCATCGTCAAACCTCACTTCGCGTGGCAGAACTGCCAATGCCACGCCTCGTACTCCGGGCTACCTTTGGCGGCCTGCATGTAGAACCCGAACTTCGGCGCATTCTCACACATCCACCGAAACGTTTTTCGCGGCACCGCAATGTCCTGCGCCAAACCCCACCCGTGGTTCGACCGCCCAGGTGTCGCAGCCGGAGACTTCCCCCGCTTCAACCACCACCACTTTCCCTTGTAGAACCGCTTCACCACCGGGCGACGCAACGTCTTACGCGGAACATACCGGTCAAAGAACAGGCGTTCCTGCGACTCCAACGACCGGTACCCCGCCGACACCGACCGGATCTTCACCCCATCCTTGTCAGCTGCGAGACACATCATGTTCCACCACCACGCAGCCTCCGACCACAACTGCCCACCCGACCAAATCGGGGACAGCACCTCAGCCGGCAACTTCCCGTTGCCGTACTGCTTCAGGCGGGGCGGAATGTTGACCCGCTTGACCGGTTCAGGCACTTTCGCCATTGTCCTTCACCACCAACTGCAACAACGCCTCCGCAGCCAACTGGATCGCACCCACCTGCTCGGCGGACAGGTCCAGGCCGAACGCGGTCACGGCAACCAACACGGCACGAACCGCCATCCGAATCTTGCTTGCGTACTGGGAAGTGATCATTGGAACTCGCCTTTCGCGTGATCATTGATATGGGTGTCAATCTTCGCCTCGAGCCGCTGATGGCCCTCATGCAACGTGTCAAGCTTCGTGGTCACGATCCCGTGGTCGCGCCCGTTCTGGCGACGCATCACCTCCACCAACGCCACCACCACAGAAAACCCGCCACCGATGACCGCAACAAGCACAGCGTCAGACATGGCATTAGTTCCTGTACCCGTACACCCGAATCGTGCCACCGGTCAAAGTTTGTGGGCTGGTGGCATATATCTTGAACCCGGTGTATGAAGTCGTGTCATTGAGAATGCCAGTGACCAATCTGCCAGCAGTGGTACCGGTCAATCCTTGACCGAACATGAACGTGTTTTCAGTGAGAAACGGCCCCATGAGGTCAATGTTCATATTCAACGATGACGTGTTCATACTGCCAACGACGGTCCAGCGAGATGCGTTGTTATCGGCTCCGTTTGTCGCAGCAGCTGTGGCATAAGTAATCCCCAAACTGCCTGAATAATAACCGGTGGTCGTGGTGCCAAGCTGTAGTTCGAGTGCCCCGCCAGCGGACGCAACCCCGCCGGTCACGATGATCTTATAGGCGTCATAATCCGCGCTAAACGCATCGGTGACCGTGACGTCTGTTACTGCCGTCCCGATCGTCTGGGTCTTGACCAACCAAAGGCCCACAGCGTTCATATGAGCTGCGGTCAGAACCTGTGCAACCGAAAAATCTGGGGGGGTAGCCATAACCTCAGAATCCTAACTTATTCTCGTCCAACTTGCCGAAGGTCGCATTGTCCAACACGAAGTAATTCAGGGTGTCCAAACCCTGCAAGTAATACTTGAGGTCACCCGAATCCGGGCGCAACGACAACTCGTAACCGATCACCAACGCCTGCTTGTTCGTCGTCCGGAACGTGATGTCCAAAATGACCGGGTCAGTCAACCCAAGCAAAACCTTGCCATTCGTCTGATTCCGCAGATTGATGCTGATCTCCCGAGGCACCTGATCCTGGGCATCAAAAATAGACAACAAATACTCAGCCAAATCATCTGCCTGCGTCGTTGTCTCGTCATAAGTAGACAACTCCCACACATACTCGCCGGTGCCAGCGGTCTGCGTCGCCAGACCATCAGGATTCACAATCACCTTGTCGACGTAATCCTCGGCGATCGAGGCAAACACCAACGGCAACTGATACAAGATCGGATCGGTACCTGTCCCATCATCTGATGCCGGGATTGTCTCCGCAGAACCGAGGATTTGCACACGGTCAACCCAATAACCACCCTGAACCGTCAAGTTGTCTTGCTGTGAAGTGAAGAACAACCCCTGCTCAGTTCGTGCAATCTGATTGAAAACCGTCAACAACGAAACATCGCTCAAAGATTGACCAGAAAGTTTTGAGCCAGTCAGATTGAACGGATCATTAGTGAAATATCTAAAACTGAACGACGATGACAACCCTCTCGCCGCTACAGACGTGACATCCCCAGCCGACCACGACGCTGAACCAATCTCACGACCCAAACGGCCCAGAACGTCCTCGACCTCAATGAACCACACATCCTCATTCTCAACAACCCCATACTCGATCCGGAAGTCACGCAACCAAAACTGCAAATACACCGTGTCAGAATCCGTCGTGATCTCAACAACGATCCCATCACCAACAGCCAACACCGGCAAATCACCAGGAACACGGCCCTGAATCGTGCCGCCACCAACCGCATAATCAGAAGTGAAACGTGTCCTGCCGGCACGAAGATTCACCCCCTGAACATTCTCAATCTCCGGTCCAGGACCGAGCGCGAGACTGTTCGTTACACCGCGTCGAACAACAACCTGCGGCAAAGCCATGACTACTGGACCTTGATCGGCAACGGACCGTTCTGCCGATACCAGCGGGTGATCGCATCAACAACCGCTCGAGGGTCGCCACCGTTCACGTTGATCGTCACATAGGTGTCGCCACCGCCGCCCATGCCGAACTCGCCGGCACGATCCAACGGAACCACCGCCTCCGGCCCCGATTCACCAATCAACGCCAACGTCGCCGACTGCACAATGCCACCCGTCGCCAACTCCGGAATATCAACCGGCTTCAACTTCTTGATGTCACTGAACGGATTGATCAGGTTCACACCGGAAATGATCGTGTTGATCGGCCCGATCGCCTTGTTGATCAGCCACTCCAACGACCGCAACACCCCGTTGATGACACCCTTGAATGCACCAACGATCCCACCGAAGATCGACTCAACGATCGTTTTCACGAACACGAACACCTTGATGATGTCCTCACCGAACCTGCGCCACACCGCCAACACGGCACCAATCGGCCCGGTCAACGCCATGATCAACAAATCCCAGTTCTTCTTCACGAAACCGAACACGCTGTCAACGATGTTTCGGAACCCCTCAACCTTCTGGTAGGCCAGCACCAAACCTGCGATGACCGCCACGATCGCACCAGCGATCAGGACGAACGGGTTGATCGACAACACAAAGTTCAGAACTACAATTGCGGCAGACAGCGCGGCGATCGCACCTCCAAGGATCACAACCAGTTTCTGATTTCGCTCCACCCAGCCGAGGAACTTCTCGACGATCGGCAGGATCTTCTCGAACACCCCGATGAGCTTGCCGCCGACCTCTTTACGCAAATCCTCGAATCGAGCCTTGAGGATCTTCTGGCGGTTCACCAAACTGTCAGACGTCCGCCCGAAGTCACCCTGGGCGTCATCGGCCTGCTTGTAAATCGCGGCCTGAGCAGCCAACACCTTCTGCTGAGGGGTCAACGCCTGCTTCGTATTGTCAATGATCCCCAACGCCAACGCCTCCTGGCGGAGGGTGGCGTCGTCGAGGAGGATACCGTAACGACGGATCGGTTCGGCCTCACCACGCAACGCCGCCCCGATCGCCTGAATTGCTTCCTCCGGGGTGGTGTTGTTGAACGACGCCAGATCGACCGCCAACTTGGTGAAATCAACCGAGAAGTCAGTCAGGTCCGTGCCGGTCAACCCGGCAGACTTCCCGAACACTGCGAACGTGGCCGCAGCATCAATGGCAGCCCTTTCCGACAAACCAAAGTTTTCCGCTGCGGTGTCGGCGAACTTGAGTACCTCCGCCGAAGCCTCACCCATAACAACACTGATCCGGTTGACCGACTCCTCAAAATCGGCGGCATCCTGAACACTCTTGAACGCGGCAGCACCAATCCCAGCCAACGCCGCGGTCGCCGGGACCACAGACTTCCGGGTGAACGTCCTCAGCTTTTCAGAAAACTTGTCAGTGTCCGCACCGGCCTTGCCGAACATCTTCGACAAACTGGCGGCATCACCAAGAACCTCAACCTTGAGGGTACGAACTCTTGCCATTACAGCCTGCCTTCAGGGAACGCCTGCGCCGCGACCTTGTCCAGCTCGTCAGCGTAAAAATCAATGATGTTCTGAGTCTCCGCCCGCAACGTCGGGAACAGAAAATAGCCGGTATTGCCCCCACCCGGCTTTTTCCACGGCAAGAACTGGCGAAACCCCAGATACCGGCCAGGTCCGGCCCAACCTGCGGCGCGGCGCTCAGACCGGAGGATGTTCTGCTTCGCACCGAACTCCGCACCGAAGAAGAACGGCACCTTCGCGGAACCACCCATGACTTGCGCCCGGTTCACCGTCTTTGACGCCCGCAACGACTCTGCTGCTCGAGCCTGCTGGCGACCGATCGTGCCGGCCCGTGCCTGTGCCCGCTGCACAACAAACTGGGCGACTTTCCAGTTCGCTTCCTTCAACAACGCTGAACCGTCGGTACCGCCCCGCGTTCCGAGTTCGCGCAGTTCGCGCCGGAACTCACGCAACCCGGACACCGCAACCGTGGACGATGACTTCATAGCCATTAGCGTTGTTTCCGTTTCGCTTTCTTCGCTTCGTCGTTCCGAACCTTGATCACATCAAACATGGCCTCCAACATCCCCGGAGGAGCATCCAACAGATGTTGCGGCGCGATGCCGGTTTCGACTGACAACGCGGCGATGGCGTATGTCAGCCAGTCACGTCGAAAGGGGCAGCATCATCCTCGATGTCGATCGTGTCAATGTCGTCTAGGTACCCGTCGAACGGTTTGACGACATGACCGGCCATGTGTTCAGCCTTCCAACCCAACCAGTAGATGTGTTCCATCTTCGGGTCGCGTTCCGGGTTGAACGCTGACGACAACCCGCACTTGAATTCCCGCTCGAACGCCACGATGACCTTCGGGGTGACCGGGACGGTGCGGACAGTGCCGTCAGTTTTCGTGATGGTCAGGCGGTGCGCAGCCATGATCAGGACAGGTTCTTGAGAACCGAACCGGACACGGGCCAGGTCACATCAGCGGTCAACAGGTCACCAACAGCACCGGAAATGGGGGACCATTCGGTCACCAGCACCGTGAACTGGTACTCCGGGTTCGTTGTGATCGTGGTCGAGTTGACAGCCTTGATCTTCACCTCGGTGGTGGTGCCGAGCAGAGGGTAAATCGTCGCCTCAACCTCACCGGAGGCGAAGTCCTGATGGAACGACGCGGTGAAGCTGTGGTCGCCGAGGCCGGCAACACGGGTCCGGGCCGAATCGCCGAACGCGGTCGTCTCAACCTCGTCGAACGACATGTCGAGGGACACCTGTGCGACACGGTCCGTCAAATCCACCGAGTTGATGAGGATCTGCGGGTTTGTGAGGACAATCTTTGCCATTGGGGGGTTTGCTCCTTGGGTTGGCCCCTACCGGGGACGCTTCATGTTACAACTTCACGCATGAACGATGGCGGTGAAATCCACCGTCACATACGCGACTTCGTTGACCGTCAACGCCTGCACGTTTCCGCCACGGTCAATGATCGCCTGTTGGACCGCTCCGCCCAACGACTTGTCCGCCTCAACGGCGGCGCGGACCGACTGGGTGCCAGAATACGCCAGGAAGGCGTCAAGTTTCTGCTGTGCGACCCGTTCAGAGGCGCGGGCCACGATGACGGTGATCGTGAACTGGTACAGCGGGTCGCCACCGGCGAACGCCTGATGGTACGTCACCGAGTCAATCGAGATGACCGCAGTCGGCGGGTTGATCTGGTCCGGGAGGTAGTCGACGACACGCAGACCGGGGATCTGTGCCAGTTGGGCTTTCAGGCCGGCGGCGGCCTCGGAGACGGTGGCGGCCATTAGGCGACCATCACGGAGTTCAGGCGGTAATCCTCCAACAGCCCGACAGCGGTGGGGTGGAGGGAAGTGCGAAGCCGGATGATGCCGGTTTCGGCGAACGGGGTCGCACCGAACGGGGCGTCCACCGACTTGAACACATGAATCGTCTGGAGGATCGTGGCCTGCTTGACCGGGTCGGGGATGGTGGACCAACCCCAGCGGGCGGTGATCCGCACCAACGCCTGCCCGTAGTCGCGGGGGAAATACAGCGACCGGATCGCACGGATCGTCGTGAACGGGCGATAGGAACCGTTGATCAGCCCGTTGAGCGGCTCGAGCTGGTAGTCGGCGGCAACCCATGTCTGGGAGAACGTGCCGGTGGCACCCGGATCGGTTTCCACGATCAGCCCGGTCGTCACCGAGATGTCATCGGTCTGGACGAGGTACGGGTTGTCGGCAACATACACACGGGCGGACACCGTCGAATCCTGAACGAACACCCGGTTGCAGTATTCCTGCACCTGACTCGTCGCCGCGGACAGGGCCACGTCAATCCGGAGGTCGTCGACGGCGTCCTGGATTCCGAGGGCGTTCTTCACGTCCTGACGGGTGCAAATTGCCACAGTCGTCTCCTAGCCCCGCTGAGGGGTTCGCCACCAAAAGAAGTGCGCCACCAGCGCAACAACCACCCATTCTGCCCCAATATGGGTTGACGCTGCCACCGCCATTGCGGGGCCGGCAGCGTGAGCGACAAGGCGCACATGATCCGTCGCCCCGAGCAGTTGCAGGTGCGCCACGACGAGGACGACGATCAACTGCCACGGTGCGTCATACAAACCGACCAGGGTGACGCCGAACGGGGCGACGAACCACCAGGCGTCGCGGGCGTGCGGAAGATGCCGAGGCCATGCGGTGCGGATCGGGTGGTCAGCGATTTCTTGGAACATGGGGCCGAACGGCGACGGACCCGGTCGGGCAACCACGGCCCGCACCGCCGGGGCCGCCAGGGCGATCAAAGGTACCGGCGACATGACCCACAGGGCGGGCCAGATCGGGGCGGATTCTTTGATCATGCCCGCCACGGTGAACAGGGCGACAGCCAAAGGCCACCAGCCGTGTTCGAGCGCGGCAACCCCCAACAGGTTCAGGGCGGTAGTGGGCAGGTCGACCCCGACGGGGATCACCACATTGGGGCCGAGGATGCCGGGGAGGCCGATGATCAGGCCGGCGACGAGGACCGCCTGATACAGCTCGTCACCCGCTGCCAGACGCCACCAGCCCGCTCCTAAGGCGATGAGAGGCCACGAAACCGCCCAGATGGCCCACCACCGCCACATGACGTTTCGGCACGCCCACGGAAGCAACCAGCGCAGATAGAACGGGCGTGGCGTCGGCTTCCCCTCAACCATGAGCCACATGTGGGCGGCGTCAGGGCCGAGGGGTATCTGGCGGCCAGTCGAGGTCAGAAACATGAACATCAGTCCTCCCGATGGTGGTGGTGGTAGGTGAACGCCGGGTTCTCCCAAAATCCACCGGGCAAATCGGCCACCTTCAGGTCATACAACCGGACGATGTACGGGAAGGACAGTTGGTCTTGGTAGGTCAGCGTGTCGTTGTGTGCAAACCACTGTGCCGCCGCCAACCGCGGTCGCACACCCGCCGCCCACCCAAGAATCCCCGTCTGCCACAAACCACCATGCGGGGGCATCTTCCGTCGGCGGAGGAAGTCCATCTGTGCGCCGATGGGCTGACCTGCGTACTTCAGCAACGGCACCGAGGCGGCGACCTCCTCGTAGACACAGTCGCGGTGAATGTGGCGGAGGAGCGCAACGTCGTGGGTTTCCAACAGCTCCTCGATCTGGATCAAATACTCCAGGTCGCGCCACTGAATCGACCCATCCAACCACAGGGCTTTACCATCGGTCGGTGGGTGGCAACGGTGCCACTTCGCGGACAGCCGCGGATGATCAAACCGGCCCGCTTCCCAGCGCACCTCCCACCCGTTCGGCTCGAGGTTCGGGTTGTCGGTGAACGCCACCCACTCCACACCCTGCATCGTCGGGTGCGGACGCAGGGTGTCATAGTCCCCATAAATCGCCGTGTAGACGATCATCAGCCGAACTGCTTCAACCGCTTCTGGAACAACCGCCGATCCTGCTCCGCAAACCTGGACCCCACCTCGTACACCTCGTCCTTTGCGGCCTTGCCGACCATCGGGTGAAAATGCTCCACCTCCGACGCCAACGCCGCCTGAAACTGGCGACGCTGTTTCGCCGCGGTGATGATCTCGTCGTCAACGAACCAGTGCCGGTACCCCTCATGGCAGATCACACCAGGACCATCCCACGACGCACCCACCTGATCGATGTAGTCGCGACGGATCAACGGGTGTGTGGCATGTTCCCCGCGCATCACCCTCGGGTTCGCCAAATCGTTCGTCCCGACCACCGACACCTGATAGCGGCGAGCAATGTCCTGCGCCTGATCCAACCAGCCGGCACGGAACCGCACGTCGTCACCGACCAACAACACCCACGGGTTGCTCGAGCGGTGATAGGCAAAGTTGACCTTCTCGGCGAACGTGCCGTCACGGAAACACACCTCGCCACCCAACGCCATCACCAACTCATGCTTCGCGTGATCGTCCTCGTTCAACACCCACAGCGGGCGCGCCAACCCGGTCGACGCCACCAACGACTCCATCAACGGGGCCACATTGTCCATCCGACCCGGCAACGACGGCACGATCACATCGACCCGCTCCCGCGCCGGCGGAGCCACAAACGACGCCCAAAAATCCGACTCACCCAACCACAACTGCTTCAGATGGGTGGTGCGAATCCCAGTGTGAACGTGCAACGGAATGTCCAACGCCTGCGTCCGAACAAAGAACGAAATGTCCTCACCCATCACCGAATCATCCGTTCCGGTGACACGGGTGAACCATGTCGGGCCGTAGTTCTCCAGCACCAGCTCGGCAACGCGGCGGTGGATCAGCAGCATCGCGGCACCCGTCGCAGCGCACTGCACCAACGAATTCACCGGATAATGGGCGCGACCCGTGAACCGCCAATGACCATCATCGTGCTGGATGTAGTCAAAGATCGTCGGGCGGGGCACACACCGGAACCCGTGCGAACCATCGTCGAACGCTTCCCGCTGTGCGAAACACAACCCGCCAACGATCGGACGTTGCATTGGATCGGCAACCGACAACAACTGGTCCAGCACCACCGGTTCGAATCCCATGTCGGCATCAACCATCAGCACCCACTCGGCGTCCGACTCCAACAACGACTGCATCAACTTGTTCCGACCCTCAGGCAAACCTCCCGTGGCGCACTTCACCGACGACCACGAATGCAACCGGTGACCATGCGACAGGTCGTAGCCGACCAACGCCATCAGCGACTTGTGGAAAGATGCGGCGATTTCGTTCGGGTGCAAATACCCGAACATCACATCCTGCTTAGCCACGCTTTGTAGCCCGCTTCTCACCCGGAGCCGCCGACGCCGACTCCACAGGGCGGGAACGCTCCCCACGGATCTTCGGCGGCATCTCCGCAAACAAATCAGGGCGTGACACGACGAACGGGTCGTCGGCATACCAGGCTTCCCCGGCGAGCATCGACACCAGCAACCCGGTGTGCGGGTTCGAGGTGGACAGCGACGCCTGAGCAAAAACGATTCTTGGTGCGGTCATGGCGGTCATTTTCCTTCCGGGCAGTAACAGGTTGGGCGATGCCCCCGCCGGTCGACCGCCCGATACATACCGGCGGGGAGCGCACCAAGGATAGCCGAAGGGCCGGGACCGAAGCCCCGGCCCTCAAGCCGAACGTGGTTCTCATCCACCCGCGAGGGGTGGGTTGGATCAGGTGTTCTGGAGGAGGCGGAACGCCGCGTCGTTCACGGAGTCGAATCCGTGACGTGCGTAGGCGAACCAGCCGCGGGCACCCAGCGGGCGACCGTTGGTGACACCGAACAGGTGGGGGACCAGCTCGACCGTCATGCCGGCGCGCTGCGCCACCACGTAGTTCGAGAAGTCGCCGACCACCAGGATGTTCGCTGCACCGGTCGTCCCGGTGAACTCCGGGGCGTAGTCCGACGTGATGATCGGACGACCCAGAAGGGTTCCGACACCACCAGCGGCGAGGTTCACCGTGTAGTACGCACCGTCGGAGTCGGCCGCGAACTTGCGGATCTCGTTCTCCACCGAGGTCGACATGACCCAGGTTGCACGGCTGCGGTACCGCTCCGGCAGAGCCTTCCACACCTTGAGGATGTCGACTGCGCCGAGCGCACCGTCGGTCGTCACAGCAACCTCCGAGCCGGCGGTGGCGTCGATCGCGGTGAAGATACCAACCGGGGTGGTCCCGGTCATGGTCTGCTTGGCAACGAGGTCGACGTAGCCCTGGTCGAGAAGACGGCGCATCTCCTCGGCGAAGCCGGGGTAGTCCTGACCGATCTCGATCGAGTACGGAATGAACCCACGCGCCGAGTAGACGTCGATCGACGGCTGAGCCAGCGTCGGGGAGTCATCGGACACCTCTTCGAGCTCCGCGTCGTACGACCAGGCGGTGCCAGCCGAGCTGACGCCGTTCCACTTGTCGGTCGTGATCGTGACCACCCGTGCCACCGACAGCAGCGGGGCATCCGCCGCACCCGAAGTAAGGATAATTGAGGGATCGATGAGAACGGGAACCCCGTACCCTCCCGCGGAGTCGGCACCCGACATCGCACGGAACTCGTTGATCGCCTGCGCCTCCTCAGCGGTGTACGCCGGGTTCGTCTGGGTGACACCCTTCATGAACGCCGAACGGTACGCCTCGTTCTCGGTGAGAACCAGACGCTTGGCGATCTCGCCACCGTCGGTCACCTCGTTACGGGTCGCCAGCAGGGTCTCCAGGTGACGCTCCTGATGGGCGCCGAGACGGGCCTTCTCAGCGATGCGGAGGGCGGCGTCACGCATTTCCTTGCGGGATGCGCGGCGAACGTCCACCGACTCGTCATTGGACTTGATGATCTGGGGTGCGTCGAAACCGGCGGCACGCTCGGTCACAACCGACTTCGCGGCTGCGATGCGTGCGGCGCGGGCCTCAGCGGCATCCAGTTCGGCCTTGCGGGCCTCGAACTCCTCGAGCGCGGCGTCCAAACGGGCGTCGTCCTCCGGGGAGATGTCGTCGGCAGCTGCGAGCTTCTCGATTTCGCTCTGAAGCGCAGCAACCTTGGAACGAAGCTCTTCCATGAGCATTACTTCCTTTTCAGGTTGAGCAGGGCCGCAGCCCTGCGTTGATTCTTGGAACGAGTCGAGTGACCAGGTTCGGTCGGCTCGTCTACAGGTTCAGCGGCCAACTGGGCGGGGTCGGTGCCGGCAGCAAGCAACACAGCAATCTCTTGCCGTGTCTCCGGATCAGCGAGCGCAGTGAGAACTTCTCGGCTGCGAACACCAACGGAGGTTTGCTCGTATGCGGGGAACACTACAGGGCCAGCCTCATACAGCGCAATCTCACTGATCGTGCGTTCCGGCATCTTGTCCGCACCGCGACGCCACTGGTCCTTGATGACCCGGAACCGGAACGACATGCCGGTGATCGCACCGTCGCGGATCGCGTCGCGCACCGGCTCGACCAGCCAGTTGTCGGACAGGCGACCGCGGACGAACAGACCGTTCTCGTCCTCGCGGAGGCTGGTGAACACCCCGAGCGGGATCGACCCGATCAGCGGGTGCGTGCCGTGATCAAACTGAAGAACCGGCATCCGCTCCGACAGCGTTTTCTTGAACGCACCGGGGGCGATCCGCTCACGGAACGTCCCTTCCCACGAATCAATTTCGGTCCAGGCGTCAAACACCGCCGCGTAACCCTCAAGGGTGTTCCCGTCGGAACCTTCCGCAGCCTCGAACGACATCTGGCGCACCAAATTGTCCTTCGGAGCCTCGAACCGGAACTCTTCATCTTCCATAGTGCTAGACCTTTCAGCTTTGATCTGCTCAGACTTTGTCTCGAACCATTCACGGGCAGGTTGCGGGTCGAGCGGATCAATACCCCACAAATAATGCGCCACCGCACCAGCACCCGGCCACCCATCAGCATCCGCGTCACTGTTCTGCGCCGCATCCAAATCAACAGCGTGACGGGCACCCCACGCCGCCGCCCGAACAACCTTGTCCTCCGAAATGTTCCCCGCCGCCATCTCACGGGCCTCACGGATCGTGCGGGGCACCAACCCGTCACCACCGAACCCTTCCTCACGCAACTCCAACCCACGGGTCGCAGCGTCACGGATGTACTGGGGCAGATCGAGTGTCACCTGACGGTACTGATCTTCTTCGTCGTCCTTCGCCGCCGCGGCCTCAGCGGGTTGCCATGCGTCGCAGTAGAAGTCGCCGCGCACATAATCATCCCAACGGGAACACCACACGCTCACCCCATCGGGGGCCACCATGGACTCATCGTAGAAGGCGCAGTTTCCACAGGCCCGGCCCTCCGGCACGTCGTCCGAGACAGCCGGACGGTATGCCTCCGGCAACGCACGCACCGACCGCTCCCCACCCGGCTCGATCCCCTCAGCAATCGAAACAGCAACCATCTGATCAACCGCATCACCTTTCGTTGTGTGGCACCCGATCACCTCACCGTCAGCCTTCACAACCGCCCACCCCGAGCAATCAGGGTTGTTGTCCTCGATGAAGTACGGCATCAGACAGCCCCAGCCCCCGGTGCCTGCAACTGCACCGACAACGTCCCCGTATGCACCAACCGAGTCATGTCACCCGTCGTCACCGCATCAATGACGGACTGTGGCTCGAAACCACCGTCGACGAGGGTTCGCATTGTTTGGGCGTCGCGGGCGCGGATCTCCGCACCATCGAGGACATCTTCCTGCAAGAACGACACGTCACGGTCGTCGTACCACAAACGGGACGCCGGATCAGGTGGCGGCACCAACGCCTGCAACGCACCAGCCGCCGACCGCCACAACGGGCGCACCGTCCCATCCGCAAACCGGCGACGAGCCGCCGTGTAATTCCCGGCGTTCAACGCCGAACCAGCCAACCCCTCCGAAATCCCAACGATCGACGCCGGCACACCAGCCGCCGCCGCAATCCTCGTCTCACCGGCACCCTGCACCGCCTTGAACGACAACTGATCCAACGTCGCCCCAACAACCTTCACATCAGCACCCGAACCCAAATACAACGTCTTGAACGCCTGCGCCGCACCACGATGCCCCGACTCCATCCGCTCCCGAAACTTCTTAAACGACTCCTCCGACACCGACGGATCAAACTTCACCACCAAATTCGGCGTCGCACTATTGCGAAGATACGCGTGCTTGTAGGTGGTCATTTCCTGATCAGCGGACACATCCGGCAACACCGCACCCAACCACGACCGGCCCCGATAAGTGTGCGTCGGATCAGGCAACGGCTTGTAATGGCACACCTCCGACGGCTCGAAAAACGCCAACTCGGAACCGTCATCATCCGTGAACGAATACCCAACCAGCCGGCGACCAAACGGTTGACCAGACACCTGATCAATCACATCCGCCGACGCCACCACCACACGGGTCGGGTCGAGACGCACCATCTCGCCACCGTTCAGCACCCAGTACGAGTTCCCGTACAGCGAGGCGTCAACCTCCATGCGAGCAAGAAGATCACCCGTCGTTGCCCCGCGCCACGGCGTCTCGAGCTGCGCCAACACCGGTGTCCCGTACAACTCACCAGGGCGACCCGACTGGTACCGCTGGAAACTGAACCGCGCCTCCGAAAACACCATCAGGCGCACCGAGATGCACGCCGCAACGATCGGATTCCGCTGCCCCTGGAGCGCGTTCAGTTCCTGCAACCCGCCTTGGGGAACAACGTATTGCATCCCGTTGAACGAGAACTCTTCCCACAGGCGCAGATAGTCCGGCCAAGAGAACTGACCGAACTCGCCACGGGCCTCACCGGCAGGACTGAACAAACGACCCAACATCAACGACCTCGCTCAACAGCCAAACCGAACAACAACAAACCAACCGCCAACACACCACCCGCCGCAGGCCACGACACCGCACCCATCGACACAACCCCCACAATCAACCCCGACACCTGAAGGACCGTCGCCAAAAACAAACGAGAAAACCAGAAACGCATCATCAATCCCAAGCGACCCACACGTCAGTTTTCCGCCCAACTCCACGATCCATAGCCAACGTCAACGCCACCAAAGGTGACACATCAACACCAGCATCTTTCCTTGCCCAAACCCACGAATCGCCAACCGACCGACGCTTCACCCCGGCCACAGCCGAATCCAAAACCTCAGACGAACGAACCCGTACCTGACGATCCGCCAATTTGTCAAACAACAACCCGCAAGCATACGCCATATCCCGCGTCTGGTACCGCACAACACGAACACCACGCCCCTCCAACTCGTCAACCAACGACCCTGCCGGCCCCGACATATCCACCGCGACCTCGGCGTTCCACCTGGCGCATAACTCGACAACCCGATCCACAACCCACCCCACACCAGCACGGAACTCCACCAACTCCCCACGCAACTCCGTGTCACCAACACAGATCGAGGCACCCGACCGCTCCGGATTCACATCCAACCCAAACCTCAGATCCCCCTCCGGTTTCACCTCAGCCCCACACGCCGCATCCCACACCTCAACCGGGATCACCCGCTCATCCGAAATGGTCCGCTGGTTCAGCATCGCCCGCCGGAAATCACCCTCGGACATCGTTTGGCGGGCATGGGCCACCGTCGACTCCGTAATCGTGTGCCCCAACGCTGGCATACACGACCACCACGTCTCCGGATCATCAATATCGGCGTCCGGATCAGCGGACCACTCGAAATAGGCGATGCCCCGCTCGGCACCGTCCGCGATCGCCTGCCGGCCCGCCTCGATCTTCCGGTTCAGATACACCGATGCCTCAGTCCCCATCGTCGACACCACCAACAGCTGCGCGTCCGCCTTCGTTGCCATCGCCGGCAACAACGCCTGCTCCCGCCGATCATCCGAATCCGAAAACGCCTCGTCAATCACCGCCAAATCCACAGTCCGACCATGACCCGCAGAATCCGTCGACGCCAACACATCAATCCGCGAACCATTACGAAAAATGACACCTTCGTTGCCGGCCCCGCGAAGCACCCTGGACACCGCCACCGACAACCTCGACCCCATCAACACCGGAGCCTGATCATCAATCAACTTCCGACGCGCATCCCAACCCGTCTGCGCTGTGTACGCAACCCGCTGCGCCCCACCCCACTTCAACGCCCGATGCACCTCAAACCCCAACACCAACGTCGTCTTGCCCGACTGGCGCGGAACAGTCACAACAACCTCACGCCACGCCGGCACCCACTTACCCGTCTCCGGATCCTCAACCAGCTCGGTGCCGACATCGGCCACCAACTGCTGCCACGGCATCAACGGCTGACCAAACTGGCGGGCCACCGCCGCCACCTCACCCCCGAGACTTCTTCGATCCTCCCTTCGGGGTGTCGCCCACCTCGGCAGACAACGAATCAAGGAGCGCGGCGAACTCATCCTCCCCACCCACCGACAACTCCCGCACCGCAACCTCCGCCGACCGGTACTCCCGCCACAACGACGCATTGTCCGGAGCCTGATCCACCGCATCCGCCAACGCCAACAACGCCATCACCCGCGCAGAATCCACGTCCTCGAGCCTGCCCAACTGACGCAACGCCTCGACCGTCGCCTCCGCCGCGGTGCGGTTCCGGCCCCACGCCGGGTTCGGTTTCATAACCATCAAACACCGCACATTCCTGAACACTCAAACTCAAAATCGTCAAACAACGACGGAGGCTCCGCCTCCACCGCCTCACCCAACGGGCGCAACGACCGATGCAAAAATACATCACCACGGTTACGCCACTTGTCACGCACCAACAAATCCACCTGAACAGCATCCTCAAACGCCTCCGGCGACTTCCGACGCATCTCCACCCACGACACCTGCGACCGAAACGGACACCCAACACACGACGACCGCGGAGCCACACCAAACCCACGATCCGCCAACCAGCGCTCACAATCCCCACGAGTCATCCCCACCTCGATCAACGGATACCGCCACGCCGTCCTCGTCGGAGCATCACCACGAATCCGGCCAGTCTCATCCGTCGAAATCCCCAACCACACCTCCAAAAACAAATCAGCCCGCAACCGGCCACGCTGACCCGCACCCATCATCACCCTGGCCTCCCGCATCACCGGCTTCATCTTCAACTGCCGCGAACACTGATGCTGCAACTGACCCTTGCCGCCATCCAGCCGGCGCACATGAAGCGGCGCCATGATCCGCTTCCCATCCTCCCGAATCAAATCCTCACGAATGTTCGCAGGCTTCACGACCCGCAGTTCAAGATCGGCCTTGTCGCATTCGGGCCGCAAAACGTCGTCCAACCACCGGTACGTCTCCGGCATTTCCCACCCCAGATCCACGAAGATCGCCACGTCGGGCCGCTCGATCTCGCCGCGGCACGCCATCAACAACAGGGTCGACGACTGAACGCCGGCCCCAAGACTCAGAACCTTCACGCCGCGACCTCCGATTCGTCCGGGCAGTATGGATAAAGACA